ATATGCTTGTTGAAGAATACTACGGTAAGAAAGAGCAAGTGTCCAATGATTGGCAGGTTCGAGTAGAAAGTGCTCGAAATGCAGGTGCTGTTCCACCAGAACACCCATCCATGCCAACATATCCAACGGATTCTGATGTTGTCGCAAAGGCAACCCAGTTAAATGGATTCGTTTCACAAATCCCCAATTCTACTCTAGAAAAGACTAGCAAAAAGTCCACTTGATCAGGGATCGGTCAGAGGGTTCACACACCCTTTGATTTTAACCATTAAGGAGATAACTATGCGATCATACCGTATATACATTCCGCTCATATTATTGATATTGAGTTCATTACTTGTCGTTAAATCAACATTCAATGAAACGCTAAACCTCCGTGTGCAACTGTCTCAGTTAACACAAGAGTCTCAACTGCAAGTGAAGTGTCTTGCAGATAACATCTATCATGAAGCTGGTTTTGAACCAGAAGATGGTAAAGTTGCTGTTGCTTTAGTTACAATGAACCGACTGCAAGACCCTCGCTACCCAAAAGATATTTGCTCTGTAGTGAAACAAAGAGTAAGATCGACTTGTCAGTTCTCTTGGTTCTGTCAGCGTAAGATACCTGCCAAGAATGAGTCAGTTTATGAGGAAGCCTTGCAAACTGCGCTTCGAGTTTTCGCTAACTACGAAACTACACCAGACATCACTAATGGTGCTCTGTTTTATCATGCTGATTATGTCAACCCTCGTTGGCGTGGTCTAGAAAAAACTACTGTTATTGGTAGACACATATTTTATAAAGAAAGCGAAAAATAACATGATGCAAAAAATGAATCTTCAATTGAAGGAAGAAAGCTCTAAACATGCGTTCTACCTGATGATGGAAGAAATCTCTCTCAATAGCGTTAAAGGTGCTGTTGAGTGGATCTTTGAAGCAAACTTTGGTGAAGAAAAACCAGAGTTGTTGAACTTGATTATTACATCTCCAGGTGGTGACCTGAATGCTGCGTTTGCGTTGATTGACGTTATGCGTGGTTCTTCTATTCCAGTACGAACAATTGGTCTTGGCCAAATTGCTTCTGCAGGGCTTATGATTTTCATCGCTGGTGACAAGGGTATGCGTATCTTGACACCGAATACTTCTATTCTTTCTCACCAGTACTCATGGGGTGCTTTTGGTAAGGAACACGAATTGTTCGCAACTGTTAAAGAATTCGATCTTACCACCAAGAAGATGACTGCTCACTATAAAAAGTGTACTGGTCTTTCAGAAAAACAAATTCGGGACGTGCTCTTGCCACCACAGGATATTTGGTTGAGTCCAGCCGAAGCTAAAAAGTTAGGAATCTGCGATGACGTTAAGGAACTTTCTTAAAGAATTCACTATGAATAATAATGTTTGGACACTATCAGTTTTGATCGGGGTGTTGTCTATTGTTGGGGCTGTGACTTTCTACCACTACTCTGCTCTAAAGTCAATGGAAAATAACATTGCGACTGCTGTAGTAAAGGGTATCGATCCACTCGCAGTTCGATGTGCTTACGGCAACTCCCACGACAACATCTGTATCGCCTACGCTGTTACTGTCAAAAAGTAATACTTTGGTTTTCTACACAATACCCTTCAGTTTCTGAGGGGTATTTTTCCTTGTAGAATCAACAAGTTACGGTGTCTCCAGAAAGTTGTTGTCTTTAATCCGATTTTCAGCGATAATATATCTAATGAATCGAGAAAAGGACTTGAAATGAAGATACTTAGCACTGGGAACCCGAAGTTGATGAAGGGTGAAAAGAAAGGTTACTTGTCTTTCGTTCTCCACTTGGCTCCCGCCGATGTTTCTGGTAAAGAAGTCTGTCCTAAGCGCACTGCTGGATGTACCGCTGCTTGCTTGAACACTGCTGGTCGTGGTGGTATGTTCAAGAAGGGTGAAACTACTAACGTGATTCAACAAGCCCGTATCCGTAAGACCAAAATGTTCTTCGAACAACGTGAAGAATTCATGGCTGCTCTCGAGGCTGATATCAAACTTGGCATCAAGCAAGCTGAGAAGAAGGGTCTGATTCCAGCGTTTCGTTTGAATGGAACTTCTGACTTAGCATGGGAGAAGTACGGTATCATTCAGAAATTCCCTGATGTTCAATTCTACGATTACACTAAGGTACTTGGTCGCAAGACTGGTGACCTGAAGAATTACCACTTGACTTTTTCTAACGCTGACGGTAACATCAATGATGTACTGGCTGCAAAACAAGCTGGTTTGAACATTGCAGTTGTTTTCAAGAAAGAGTTGCCTGAGAAACACTTGGGTCTGAAAGTTATCAACGGTGACGATACAGACCTTCGCTTCTTGGATGAGAAGAAAGTTATCGTTGTATCGTTGGCTTGGTTGCCAAAGGTAAAGCAAAGAAAGACACGACAGGTTTTGTAGTATGATTTATCACACCACACCAAAGAAGCCCAAAGCACGTAAACCAACTGCTAAACAGCGAGAATTGGATAAATCGTGGGCGGATCTACTTAAGAAGTATGAGCCAAAGAAGCCTCTAGCAGTCGCTAAGGATGCTGGTCTTTCATACTCACTCGGCATACCTGCTGGTCGGGAGACCCCTAAGCTGCCGAGTCGTTCAACTGCTGGTGGTAACGCATCATGGCGTCCCAACCCAGTCTACACAGGTGACAAGATTAAAGGTATTGGTACAATGCATAAGAGCAATGCTGTGCCAGTGTTTAGCGATGAAGAAGCTCACGATATTGCAACAATGAGGAGAGGCTAATGGAACCGAAAAAACTTCTAAAGATTCGCCTAATGCCAGATGGTACTTGGCAGAATGTATATGTACAAGATTCTGATATGGATCGCTTAGATGCATTCTTATTGGAAGAAATTCAAAGACAAACTAGAATGTCTCGACGAGAACGTATCCAAAAGAAGGCAGAAGATTACATCGAAGAAGCCTTAGCTATGTCTGATTATGAAGAGTCTAAGATTGTCCTCTCTCATATCATGAATCTGAAATAAACCTTGCCTTGTAACCTAAACTGGAGTATAATTATGGATATGGACTTGATTACTAAATACAATAACTTATTGGCAGAGCGAATGAAGATGGATAAATTCTTCACTATGTTCTTAGAGAAATTTGATCGTAAAATGGATCCAACCCGTACAGATACGCCTATCTGGAAACTCTATAGAGATAAGACCAAAGAATATGCTCGAATTTGCCAAGAACTCCGCAACACCAACTACTACATACAGCGACAAGCCAATGTTTAAAACTGCCAATGAGTTTTCCCTCCACATCGAATCAATTGTGAGAGAGAAACGTATTAACTATATGGATGCAGTTCTCCATTATTGTAAAGAAAACTTTCTTGAGCCAGCTGACGTTGCATCACTTATCAATAAAAGCCTAAAAGATAAGATTGAAATGGATTTTCGTGAGTTGAATTATTTACCAAAACAGGCTAAACTAGATGTGTGACTATGGATGGTTTTAAAGCATACCGTTATTACCTAGCAATCAAATTACACTTCACGAGTGAAAAGTTTAACGTCTTTGAAAACAGAGGAAACGTTAAAGGTACTCGTGAAGCATTCAATGCTCGCAATGACCGATACATTTTCGAGAAACTTGCCAATAGGTTCGACTCAGACAAGGATATCATCCAGTTCTTTGTAGCGAACTTTGCGTATGGTAAAGGCACTGCAATTTACGAAGGTAAAGAAGCAGACGATAATCTAGTTGAGTGGAACAGACGCAAGCAAGCCATCACTCAAATCTTTATTGACGATCTCGCTAAATTATTGACATACATAGAAGTGAACAAGTTACCCAATGATGCTGTTCTAAATTTTGTTGAAGATGAGTATCCAGTTGCACTGAAATTATTCATCGGTGGACAGATAAGTATAGAAACTCTAAACATCTTAGAAGACTATCATCCTATCGTTGAACACTGGAGTCAAAACTCTGCTGTGAAACATATTTGGAGCGATGAATTGTTACGAATTAAAAAGTTGACTGGGTTCGTTAAGTATAATAAGATTAAGGCTAGTCGAGTTTTCACACACTTCATGGAAGAAATTGCAGAGTAATACAATGGGTAAGACTTACACTCAATCGAAGCGATTCGATGACGAATTTGGTGGGCGTTCAGGGAAACCTGCCAAACATAGCAGCGGTAAAAAAACTGGTGGTATGAGAACGCTAAATAGTTATGTTGAAGAAGATTATGATATCAACGACGAAGATTTCGACGATGAATTTGAACTAGATGATCAGATTTCAATACAACACAATACTAATACAAAGTAAATACTAAGGAAAATATATGGATATCCAAAAACTACGTGCTATGCGCAACTCTGACTTTGGTGCTATTTCTAGCGCATTCGAAAAAGTCGCAAATCCCCAAACTGAAACCAAGTCATACAACGACGACCGCTACTGGCGTCTCGAAGGTGACAAAGCTGGCAACGGTACTGCCACTTTGCGTTTCCTCCCACGTGTAGAAGGCGATGAACTCCCATGGGTTCGTATCTTCTCTCACGGTTTCCAAGGTCCAACTGGTAAATGGTACATCGAAAATTCTCTGACCACTCTTGGTGAGAATGACCCTGTCGGTGAACTGAATACTACGCTATGGAACTCTGGTTCTGAAGCCAACAAAGAAATTGCACGTAAGCAAAAGCGTAAGCTGAGTTTCACTGCTAACGTCTTGGTTGTGTCTGATCCAAAGCACCCAGAAAACGAAGGTAAAGTCTTCTTGTTCAAGTTCGGTAAAAAGATCTTCGACAAGATTATGGACAAAGCACGTCCTACTTTCGAGGACGAGAAGCCAGTAAACGTGTTTGATTTGTGGGAAGGTGCCAACTTCAAGATGCGTATGCGTAAGAAGGATGGTTATGCTAACTATGACGAATCTGCGTTTATGGAGCCTTCTGTTGTTACTGATGACGAAGACAAGATGTTGGCGATTGTCAATGCTCAGCACAAGCTGTCTGAATTCACAGACCGTAAGAACTTTAAGTCTTACGACGAGTTGAAGAAGAAGTTGAATGAAGTTTTGTCTGGTGATTCTTTTGCACCTAAGAGTGCAGCTGAAATTGCTGATGAGCCACGTTCTGCACCAGCACCTGCTTTTACTGCTAAAGCAGCACCATCACCAAAGTCTGCTGTCTCTAACCAAGACGACGACGAAGATGTGATGTCTTATTTCCAGAAGATCGCCAACGACGATTAATCAAATCTGAGAAATGAAAAGGGAGCTTTACGCTCCCTTTTTTTATGCCTGTCGTAAACGACTATCAGCGTACCTGTTAACAGATGAATCCTGATTTCGAATCGGTGCTCGAATAATCTGGTTCTGTGTAGTATTGTTATTGACTGGTGCATTAACAATGTTAGAACCTGTAGATTGTTTCTCAGGTAGAGCAGCGCCTGCATTATCAGCAGACTTCTGGTCAACAGTAGACGCCGATGTTGGAGCAGGTGCTTCTGGCGATTTAGAACCGCCATCACTCTTGAATGGATAGAATGGACCAACGCTAACTTCTCCAGTTAGCTTAGAATCAAACAATTTGATCTTTGGGATTCCAATAGCAGACAGAGCAGCCATTAGACCATCTTTCATTCCAACCATAAAATCTACATATGGTTTGATAATATGGTCATTGATCCAACCTGCTGTGTCACCGATAACTTCTTTGATGGCATCCTTGTCGAATAGACCGAATGTTAAGAAGTCCACGATGCCAGCGAGACCTGCAACCAGAGCCTTACCGATATCGCCACTCTTCATAAACTCATCGAAGCCATCCATAATACCTTCGAACAGAGCACCAACGACTGCACCAATAACGAATGCTTTACCCAAAGCCTTCAAGATGTTCTTAGGGTTAAACATAACTTTAAGAGACTTCATCAATCCCTCGCCGAGCAATCCAGTGATCATGTCCATTAGACCTTCACCACCAGATGCCTTTTCTGGTTTAACTTTCTCGACTGCCTTCTTACCATCACGAGTGTTTTCTTCAATCTTAGTTAGAAGATCAGTCTGCTGTTCTTCAGCTTTAGATAACTCCATCTGAGTTTCTTGAGTCTGCATAGAATCAGCAGCTGTTTTAGATCCTTCTGGAGTAACTTCTCTTCCACGAATAGTTGGATCGAATACATGAGTTGCTTTATCAGTAGCACTAAAATCATCAGTTAGTTCATTGCGTCTAGTTAGTAGGTCATTGCCTGCTTTAGTGCTAGATAATTGCTCGTGGGTTAGACCAGTTTTTGCTTTAAACTGTTCAATCTCAGCATCATGCGCTTTAATTTTCTTAGATGTTTGATATGCCTTTTCAGCATTAGCATCACTGGTATCTCCACCGAGTAAACGTTGTTTCTCTTTGAATTTACTCTTTTCGATAGCTTTGTTAAAGATACCACCAACATTTAAAGCACCCATCACGGTACGACCTAGTCCACCATTCTTAATACCAAGATTTTCTTTGGTTTTACCTACACCGCCTTTGAATGAATCACGCATTTGTTCAAATACGTTACCCTGCGTGTTCATAAGTTTAGCGACTTCAGCGATATTGGCTGATTCAGCACGCCACTCTCGCTCCCAATCAGATTGAGACTTTTCTCTGCGTTTAGTTACCTTTAATTGGTCTTCCAACGTACCTAGAATTTTATCTTGAATCTCGTGTGCGTCGACATTACCAGAAGAGATCTGTTTAGTTTTCTCGTGGTCTTTGGAGAGTTCCATCAATTTTTTAATGGACAACATCTCTACCAACGCAAGTTCTTGGACTTGCAGTAGTGTTTTAAATTCACTGGAACTTACATTAACAACGTAGTTGGTATTTTTTGCCATCTTTATCTCTTTTTAGATTCTATTCTTTGCTTTTCTTCTTCTAGATACTGAATCAACATGTGCACATAAATTTCACGCTCAAAGGGAATCATCGTTTCCAAATCTTCCAAAGAATACTTGTGGTACTGCATCAGAGCGAAGTTCATTTTATAGAAATTTACTAAACTCTCATGACACAGGTTTATTAAAAAAAACTTTGCATGCCCTCCAGGGCTGCTGTGTGGTGTTTGCCACAAACTGGACAATCATACTCAACCACCTTTTTAATCTTAGGCATAGTGGTAAAGAATGTTTGTAAATTCTTAAATTGATCAGAGGTTAAGTTCCCTAAGAACTGTAGGATATCTTCTTTGCTTTGTTCTGCAGCGTAGTGGAGTTCATCGCCTTGATAAATGATATCAACACAATCAGCAATGACACCGAAGATAGCATCAATGTTCTCTGAGTCTAATTCTTCTAATGCAGCTAGAGTCTTCATAGATGGATACTTCATCACAACACCAACGTCATTGAACAACGTAATCTTTGTTGTATGCCCTTCTGGTTTCTCGACTTCTAGCTTGGAGATATCAATAGAGATCTTTACTTTAGCCTTAGCGTTATCTTCACCATGGTCAACATCGCACGGGAATAGAAGTTCAACAACTTCACCAACTGACTTGGAACGAATCTGAGTAAAAATATACTCGATGTCGAAAATAGCTAGACGGTCAACATCAATTTTATCAGTAACGCAACTTCTAATAACACCCTTTAGAGTATCAACCATAACGTTTAGGTCTTCAGACTGCTGGGCAATCAACAGAGCCTTTTCTTCTTTCACTAGGAAAGGTCTATACTTAACATTCACTCCAGTGGATGGCACCGTTAGATTGTATGTCGGTGTTGCCATAATTGGTAAAGCCATAATTATTCTCCTTGCATTTTCTTGATCATTTTGTTTAATTCAGCAGTACTACCCACGAAGATAGCATTGTTGGTCACTTTATCACCGCCTGACTTAGCTACACCCTTTGGTGCATCTAGTTTGGCTTTTTGCTGGTGGATGTCCATCAATTGTTGGTTCACATCAGCAAGTTGTTTCATTAAGTTACCCACTACCTCAAAGGCACGTGGGTGTTCAGATTGTTTGGCGACTTCTAGTGCATGACTCAAAGCAGCCTGTCCTGTAGACAATAATTCACGAAGGTTATTTCTGGTAACATCGTAATCTGTCTCAATCTTATCATTAGATTCAGGAATCACTGTACCATCTTTCGCAATCACTTCAGTCTTTGACATCGGAGCGACATCAAAGATTTCTGATAAAGAATCATCAAGTTTCATATTGTTTAGTCGTTTCTGGTATTTCTAGTTGGTGGGTCACTTGGGTCGAGTGTGACTGGAGCTGCAACTGGGGTTGATAATACTGGTTTTGGGATTGCACTTGGCGTAGGTACGCTAGGTGTTGGAGAGACGCTTGGTGATCCTGTTGCTGTCGTTGCTGCACCGCCATTATTTGCTCCTGCTAGTTTTTCTTGGGTACGACCCATTGCTGCGATACCGAGAACAGCACCCATAGCTACGTGGAACAAACCTGCGCCTTGTAGAGTTAGTGGTTGCCATTGCGTAATTGGTTGCTTCAAAATAGTCTGAGCCAGACTCCATAGAATAGGGAACAACATAAAGTCAGCTGTACAAATAGCCATGTACATCCAACCCATCATTGGACGCCACTTGGAATTCATCCAATCTTCTTTTTTCTGTTCGCTTGCGCTTAGTTTAGTTTCTTCTGCCATAATGCACCTTAGAATTTTAATTTTGATGTAAAGCCTGATAATTTATGCTGCAGCGCAGGCAACTTAGTCACTGCATAAGCCCCAGCAGTTCCAATGGCAAAGTTCATTAGCTTATCTGTTAGAGCATTTTTAGGAATACCATCTGGTAATGTTGGTGGAATAACAGAAGTCTCGAACCATTTGTACGCCATAGAAACTGATAACTTCATAACATCTTTAGAGGCGTAGTCTAACTGTATCGCACCGATACTCTTTGGATAGCATTCATGTAATTTGACCCAGTATGTTTTCTTGTTTTGTAGGTCATGAACTTCGATATCGATATCAGTTACATATTCATCGTAATAGTTAAATGAACGAGTGTTTGGATTATAGATTGTATTGTTCCATGCATCAAACAGTTGTTTAACCTGCATGTCTTTGTCCATATAGAACGATAGGTTAATATGTTCGTATAACTTTTCGTATGGTGTTTCTCTTGATTCACCGAATGTTCTATTCTGTGTCGTGGAGAAATTAGTACCTGGAAGTTGAATTTGATCGCAGAACATCAAAGCTGTCTGTGTTGCAGCTGAGTTGAACACTAGTCCCTTTGGTAAAGAGAATGTGACTGCATAACGATTAGTTCTAGCTAATCCATTGCCCTTTACAGCAGCTGTGAAATCTTTGATAGTTGCCATTATGTTTTTCTAATTTGTGCTCTGGATTCTTTCCAGACTTGTTGTTTACTTGCTCCAACGAACTGTTCAACAGGCAATAACATAGCAGTAGCCCAATCTGGCGCATCGATTTGTCTAAACTGACTTCTCAAATGTCCGTTTAGGTATTGTTTCACGCATGGTTGGGCTGCTTTAAATTTAGAAATACCATCAATCATAGCCCAAGAATATTTCAATCTTGTTGTCTCGTCGAGACGGTTATTGTTCTTAAATATCAGTAGGTTATCTAAGAGTTTCATACGAAGATCGTATGGAAGATAGTGCATGTTCAGTCCGTAGAACCCATCAGCAGTCTTTCTGAATGGAAAGACGAGAGGGAATCGGTCATAGTATGGAAGATCAGCTTTAGTTTTTGGATCGTATGCATACATGTACAAATTCCCTGGAACTAATCTAGTCGTCAGAGAAGATACATCACCATTGAGCACTTTCTTTGGGGTGTACTGTTGCTTCGCCAGTTCGGCGACTTGTTTCTCGAACCATCCTCTAGATCTCTTAACTGCGGTTAGAAGGTCATATGAGTTACGTTCAAAAGCGTCTTGCATTGGTGGTTTTTTAGCCATAATCTTATTTAGGCTTCTTGAGCCCAAGTTCATACTCAGTTATCACTTTGAATTCCCATTTTCTTTCTTTACAGTACTCTTTAGCAGCAGCCCATTTAGCCTGATTCTTGATGTATGTATAGGATTCTGTGAGATACTTTTTAGTATTTCGACCTGGATACACTGGTGGTTCGCATTGTTTGGCTGGTTTAACTTCAACCAGATAAGTCTTCAGAGTGTCGCCCGTTGTAGCTACCTGAATCTTAAAGTCCACGAAATAACGATGAATGCGGTTATCCGTTGGGCAACGATATGGGATAATCGTTTCCTCTGAATTCCACTTGACCACTTTAGGGTTTTTGTCACACCAGTTGGCAAACTGTGTCTCCCAAGACGATCTCATGATGATATTTGTTGGGTCGCCCACGTACTTTTCTGCAAAGACTGGGACGAACTTTCTTTTATGGAACATAAATAAGTAATTAGGGAATAAATAATCGCCCACTATTTAGAGAAAAATATGTCACTCATCTCAGATGCCAAAGCTGCTGCACAATCCGTTAAGGATGGGGTTAATAGCTATGCAAATACGCTACAGAACCCAGAAAATCTATACACAAGTAGAGGAACAGCAACTCCGTTCGAAGACCGCAAATATGATGTAAAGAATCACTGCTATCCATCGGATTTAATGGCTACTGATGGACGATACGGTGGTAACTATGCATTGTTCTATATCAACGTAGCTACAGACTCTAAATTGTTTGATGATAAGAAAGTTCAGACTGTAGACAGCTATTCTCCTAGAGATCGAGGTGATCTAATTGGTATGAATATGTCTAAGGCTGGACTAGTTGGTTCAAATGCCGCTGTCATCGGTGTAGAAGCATACGCTGCTAAAAAGTTAGGAATCGGTAGTGGAGATTTAAATGCAAAAGTTGCTGCTGCAGCGACTGTTGGTGTTGGTGTTTCTGCTAGTATGGCTCCAGATGCCAAACGTTCACAACGTCGTCTTAAGACTGCTATTGCTCTCCATATCCCAAACCAATTATCTATTCGCTACGGTGTTCAGTGGTCTGAAGATGATACTTCTATGCTAGCAATGGCGAATGCTGCTGGCACTGAAATCATGAAAGCTGTCACTAGCATGGGTAAAAATAGTGATGTTACTGGCGTAGCCCAAGCAGTTATTACGAACATCGCTTTGTCTAAAGGTCCAAATGCATCTGCTAACTCTGCGGCACTTGGTCTAGCATCTAATCCTAAAAAAGAACAAGTGTTCAAGGGCGTTGACTTTAGAACATTTTCTTTCGAGTATCAATTCTTCCCACGTTCATCGGATGAGGCGAAGAATGTGATGTCGATTATTCAAGAGTTTAAGTATCACATGCATCCAGAATTCAAGGATGCTAATAACTTCGTTTACATCTATCCTTCTGAATTTGATATCGTTTACTATGCAAATGGTAAAGAGAATAAGAATCTGCACCGTCACACATCTTGTGTATTGACTGAGGTTAACGTAAACTATACTCCAAACGGAATGTTCACTACATTCGCAGACGGGCAACCTACTCAAATTAACGTAACGCTCGCTTTCCGTGAATTGGCTCTGTTGACAAAAGATAAGATTAAGGATGGTCTATAAAATGTATTTTAAGGATTTTCCAACTACGCTGTATGACTTTGACATTAACTCAAAGAAGTCTGAAGGAACCCAAGCTGCTGCTATTGCAAACTTAACTGCAGGTGGTGTTGGTTCTGTAACAATTACAAATCCAGGTTCTGGATATACCTCTGCATCAGTAACATTCTCTGAGCCAGAAAACACGGGTGTTACTGCTTCTGCTAAGGTTGTTATTTCTAATGGCGGTATCACCAACATCATCATGCTTTCTACTGGAACAGGTTATACCCTAACTCCTACTGTTGTTATCACCCCACCATACGGTATTGTCAAGAAAGAGACTAAAGCATTCTTGATGACTGATATCACACGCAACATTCGTTTCCGTCGTGACGTTTTATCTAACATTACTGTATACGATGAATATGACATCATCGACGGAGAGACTCCAGAGATTATCGCAGAGAAAGTTTATGGTAATGCTCAGTATCATTGGATCGTTATGTTAACTAATGACATCTACGATTACACTTCAGACTTTCCACTCACACAGTTAGCTTTCGATCAATATATGATTGATAAGTATGGTGACCAAGCTGATGCCGACCACCACTACGAAGATGCGCTAGGTTATACAGTTAACTCTGATGCAGCTGGTGCAGTATCTGTCTCCAATAGACAGTATGAAGAAAAGATTAACGAATCTAAACGTCGTATCAAACTAATTTCTAAAGACTTGATTTCAGTTGTACTGAAGAACTTTAAAGATCAACTATAATGCAATCGTCAGAACAAGCAGTTAGATTTGCAGGTGATGTAAATATCACCAAGATTAAAATCGTAACTAGAAATGGTCTAGCGCAAGATATCACAGCGCAGGTCATTAACATTCAGATTTTTGAAGACTTGTTCTCACCATTCATCACAGGTAGTCTGATCATTAAAGATTCTTTGGACTTGATTAACCTGTTCCCATTCGCTGGTGAAGAAGAAGTTGAGATTGAAATTAACACACCATCATTACCTACTGGCAACATCAATTCAAAGTTCTACATCTATAAGATGACTGACAGAGAAATGCTTGGTGATAGAAGCATGGTGTATCAATTACACTTTATTTCTAACGAAGCCATTGTTGATTTGAACAAGAAGATTAGTAAAGTTTATGGTGATAAGCCTGAGTTAATTGTTCAGAGTTTATTAGAAGATCAAGTGAATGGTCTTCAAACCACAAAGAAATTTATATCAGAGCCTTCGGCAAAGATCGCTAAGTTTATCTCTAACTTCTGGTCACCAGTAGAAGCCATCAATTACGTAACACAACTCGCCGAGAATAAGTCAGGCTCCCCATCTTACGTATTCTATGAGAACCGTGATGGTTTCTACTTTACTAGTCTAGAATCATTGTATGAGGCTCAGGTCTATCAAGAATTTGTTATGGACAAATACACTCGTGATGATAAAAAGAATGGTGGAGATGGTAAGAACGTATCAGAAGATTACAAGCGTATTGGATCTATCAGCATTCCAAAGGGTTTTGATTACATGGATCGTATTAGATCTGGATTGTTTTCTTCTAAGCTAGTTTCTTATGACCTAACTAAGAAAGCATACAACGTTAAGAACTATAACATGTTTGATGATTTCTCTACACAGAAACATCTAAACCCATATAATATTGCTTCCAGTAAAGCAATTTTTAGAACTAATGCGAAGGCGTTCAGTTATCCACGAATGAATTCTAACTTTAGTGGGTTCACCGATGCCACTAACTACAGAAACACTCAGAAAAGAACCTCTCTGCTTAACGCTGCTGAAGCAAACAAAATTCAAATCACTGTTCCTGGTCGTTGTGACTACACAGTTGGGCAAAAAGTTAAGGTTACATTAAATAAGATGGAACCAATCTCTAAAGACGATATGGATGTAACAGACAAGATGTTTTCTGGTTACTATCTAATCGCTGCAGTAAACCACTATATCACTCGTGATATGCATGAATGTTCTATGGAACTAATTAAAGACTCATTGCTGATGAGCGTTGACGGGACAAAATAATGTTTTATACAGGCGTAGTTGAAAATAGACAAGACCCACTACAACTTGGTCGATGCCAAGTTCGTATCGTAGGACTCCACACTCACGATAAAGCTCAGCTACCTACTGAGCAACTGCCATGGTCTACACCAGTTCAACCAGTGACATCTGCTGCGATGAACGGAATTGGTATGACCCCAATTGGTCCAGTTGAAGGTTCTACAGTAATCATCATGTTCGCAGACGGTGCGCAACAACAACCGATTATGCTTGGTACTATTGGCGGTATTCCAACTGCGCCAAAGGCAATTGAAGATGACGACAGTGCCACACCTTTTGATGACCAATCAAACCTAAAAGATATTGTACTTCGCACTATTGATGGTCCAGTGACAGGTAAGCAGTTAACGTTCATTGACAGAGAGACAAACAGAACTAACCTGACTAAAGGTTTAACTGCCAACATGAAGGTTGTTGGTTTTGGTCTATCCGATAACTGTACCATCGTTACGATTGATAACGAAACACAAATTACAATTAGCGAAGCTGTTACTGGTTATGCTGAGAACATTATCACATTCAAGCCAGCTGCCACTAACTTAGATGCTGTTAATGTAAGTAAGCTGCAAGGCGTCTTGATGACTGCCGCTGGAATGCCAATAACTACAAATGATGGCACACCAGTGCGAACTGCTGAGTCACAACAAGGCGCTCCAGTTCAGACTGCTACGAATACTTCTATCCCTACCATTCCTCCACCAAAATCCACATCAGATGCATCCAAGTCATCTGCTGGCATCAAAGCACTTATCGCAGCTTGTGATAAGGTTGGGTTGACGACTAAAGAACAAAAGTGTGCTCTACTCGGCATTGCTGGTGGCGAGACTACATGGATCCCTCAGCTAGAATCATACAACTACTCTGCTTCTCGTATGAAACAGATCTATTCTTTCGCAACAGACGAAGATATTGCCAAATACTCTGATGCTTCTAAGAAAGGCATCACACGTGCTGAGTTCTTCTCATGGGCATACGGTCCAACGAAACGTGGTAAAGGTTTCTTGGGTAACCTGACAGACGAAGATGGTGGTAAGTATTTCGGTCGTGGTTTCATCCAGCTAACTGGTCGAGCAAACTATGCTCGTTACCAGAAACTTGCTAACGAAGCTGGATTAAACATCGATATCGTAAACAATCCAGATTCACTTGATAGTGATTTGCAAGTGTCTGCTATGGTCGCTGCTCTTTACATTAAAGACCGTGTAGCTAAAGGCGTAAAGCCAACTGAACATCCTGGGTTTTTCTTAGCTGCAAAGAAAGCAGTTGGTGTAAATTCACCAGATATTACTGCCAAGAAAACATCTTACTACGAATACTTCTATGGTGCTGCTGCAGGTAATGCAGTAGACAAAGACGCTGGTGCACCACTTGCCGCTCCACCTGCTGATTACAATGGAGTCCCTGGACCTTCTGCTGAATCTATCAAACGTGGCACCGACAATACGGGTTTCCGTGACCCAAACAACAAGTATCCGCTAAAAGAATACTTGAATGAACCAGATACTAACCGTCTTGCTCGTGGTATCATTGATGGAACTATCGTTGAGAAGAAAGATGCCAACATCGTTAAAGGTGTACCAAAGGCAGTTGGTATGGGTTCATGGGATCAACCAATGCCATCTTTCGGCGCTCAGTATCCGTACAACAAAGTGTTTGAAACTGAATCTGGTCACATTCAAGAGTTTGATGATACTCCAGGTCAAGAACGTATTCATACATACCACAGAGCAGGCACATATCAAGAGATTGATCCAAATGGCTCTGTGATTAACTACATCGTTGGTGACAAGTTTACCTTGATGGAACGCAATGGTTGTATCCATGTTGGTGGTGAATGTAACATCACAGTCGACGGCAACTTAAATGTATTTGCTCGTACAGACGCTAACATCGAAGTAGCACAGAATGCAACTATTCGTGTTGGAAATAATCTAGACGTTGGTGTTGCCAACGATATGTACTTCGCTGCTGGTGGTGACGTTCTTGTAAAAGCTGGCGGAACATTTAAGGTTCATGCTAATGACGTTTCTGTTCTAGCTGATGCAGATTTAACTATGATGGGTACTGCAACAACAAGTATTAAGGGCGACAAAGTAAATATGGAGTCTGCTGGCTCCATGGATCTTCTTGCAGGTGGCACTCTGTCTGCAGATTATGCTGAAGGTCAATTCGGTAACGGTGCTGCTGGTGCCACTGATGTTTCTCCAGTTGAATTAACACCACCACCAGTTGGTGATCCAATGAACTCTGTTGTTCCATACTTAATTCCACCAGAACGTAAGACTGAAGAATTGGCTGCGAATGAAACACCAGAAGACTTCAATACCCCAGAAGGTCGTGCGGCTTCTAATGCACAAACCCAATCTGGTGTTCCAGGTGCTGCTGCTCCAGTTGCTTCTGAAGAAGCTGGTACACCATCAGGTGGTTCTGGTAAACAGATTCCAGTCGACTGTAAAATCATTTATGGCACTAAGAACTTTACCAATGATTACACTATCTCGAAGAACTTTACTCTTGGTATGTTGATGGATGGTGGCGTCAATGGTAAACACAAGCTAGTTGACCAGATGCTTAGAGATGGTCCAAATACTGCAGAACGTATCTACACTGTTCAAGAAATTGTATGTAACTTAGCAATGTCTGCACAGAACATCCTTGAGCCTTACTTGGAAGCACTTCCAGGTGGTATCGGCGGTTATAACAAGCAATGGAAGATTTCTTCTGGTTATCGTCTAAAGGGTGTTGTTCCAACTGAATCTCCATTCTCTGATCACTGTAAGGGTCATTGTTTTGATATCGCTTTGATGTTACCAGACCGTAACAACAAGACATACAATTTAGTTCAGCAGCTAGAAAAGTTAATCACATACGATCAACTAATCTTAGAGTATCGTGCTCCAGATTCAGTGTGGATTCATACTGCTTACAAGCCACAAGGTAATCGTAAGATGGCATTTACTATGGTAAACGATTCTGTCTACAAACGTGATGCTAAGGGTGTTCCATCTGGGTTCATTCTGTTGGATACTATTCCACCGAAAGCTAAGAAGGTATGACAGCCTTAACGTATAAGGGTGTCATGAGTAAAGGGCAGGATGGATACCCTCCATCTGCTCTTACTATTGTGCAGTGCTCTAAAAGTTACGTTGGTGGAAACATTATCGGTGTAGTTGGAGATCAATTTGCTGATCATGGTCCAGCACCTCAACATACAAGTGTTAAAAGAAAGATCTCTAGTGGATCTAGTAAGACATATTTTGAAGGTCATCTAGCTGCAAGAGTTGACGATTTAATTGCCGACGGAGATGCAATTTCCGACGGAGATGCAAAGACTTTCATAGAATAACCTAAATAAACAATATGGCAAGAAATACAAGAATCTTCTCGGACTTAGACTTCAATTTCACTCCTCATCCAGTGACTGGTGATATTGTGCGCCGCTTCGATGAGAACGCTATTAAGACAAGCCTAAAGAACTTGATTCTTACCTCCAACTATGAGCGACCATTCCACAGTGAGATTGGTAGCCCCATCAAAAGATTGTTATTCGAGCCAGTTACTCCAATGCTCGAAGTTATGCTCCGCAGAGCAATCATCGATACTATCGACAACTTCGAACCTCGTGTTCAAGTATTGGACGTCATCGTAGTAGTCTCTGAAGATGAATACGATGTTAGTGTGACGATAGAGTTTCAAATTTTAAATACAAACCAACCACTGACTCTTGATTTAACGCTAGAGAGAACACGATAAATGGCTTCTAATAAGAAAATTAACGTAACAGAATTAGACTTTGATAACATCAAGTCTAATCTAAAGAACTTCCTAAAGGGACAAGAACAGTTTCAGGACTATGACTTTGAAGGTTCTGCCATGTCTGTCTTGTTGGACGTTCTAGCCTACAACACTCACTATAATGCCTTGTATAATAACATGGCTATCAATGAGATGTTCTTAGACTCTGCCCGCAAACGTAACAGCATCGTTTCTCTGGCTAAGATGCTAGGTTACACTCCACGTTCTGCTGCTTGTGCTAAGGCTATTGTAACAGTCACAGTTTCTGGTGGATCTAATTCGCCAGCCACAGTTACACTACCTGCTTACTCTGAGTTCACTACAAACGTAGACGGCACTCAATATACATTCTATAACACTGGATCAGTGACAACGAATCGTTCTAATAATGCTTACACTTTCGCTAATTTAGAAATTACAGAAGGACATCCACTAAACTTTAAGTATGTGGCTTCTGCGGGTTCTCGTTACATTATTCCAAATAGCAACGTTGACATTAATACTCTCAAAGTGCGTATTCAAGAGAACTCAACATCTAGCATGTATGAGACATGGTCAAATACAGATTCTGTTGTTAACGCCACACCTGTGACTAAAGCGTTTTGGGTTAAAGAGATCGATGATGGTCTCTACGAAATCACATTCGGTGATGGTAATATTGGACGTGCTCTAGATACAGGTAACGTTATCCACTTGGACTATTTTGTTTCTAGTTTAGACGCTGCCAATGGCGCTCGTGCATTCTCATATAATGGTGGAACAATTCTTGGTGGCGCAACAGTAGCTGTAACAACTACTGGAATTGCATCAAACGGCTCTGATAAAGAAGCAAATGATTCTATCCGTTTCAATGCTCCAAAATTCTACGCTGCACAGAACCGTGCTGTTACTCCAGATGACTACAAGGCTTTAATCTACGCTAACGTACCAGAAGCAAAATCTGTTTCTGTTTGGGGTGGCGAGGATAATAACCCTCCAGTATACGGTAAGACATTCATCTGTATCAAACCAAAAGATGCAACTAAGCTGACTACTGTTCAAAAAGCTGCTATCACTTCTTCTATCCTTAGCAATCGCAACGTTGTTTCTGTTATTCCTGAGATCGTTGATCCAGAATACATTAACATCGCTCTTGATGTTACTGTTTATTTCAATGAACAAGACACAACTCGTACTGCTGCAGAAATCGCCACGCTAGTTCGTCAGACAATTATTTCTTACAATGATTCTGATTTACAGACATTTGATGGGGTATTCCGTTTCTCTAAGTTGAGTAAACTTATTGATGAGACAGACCCATCCATTGTTAACAACATCACAACAGTATTGCTTCGTCGTAAGATGACTCCACGATACAACGTGTCTGCTCAATATCTGTTAAATATGATTAACCCGATCTATTATTCTGGCGTAGCTGAAGAATCATTCCAGTCTACTGGATTCTACATCGCTGGTTCAGATCAAGTACACTACTTGGACGATGACGGCATTCGTTACGTGCGTTTGTATCGCCTTGGAACTAATGCTACTAAGATTATCGTCAATGACCAAATCGGTACGATTGATTACTCTAAAGGTATCGTTGATATTAAGAACTTACACATCACTGCTCTGGCAGACGTTGACTTTGAACTTTCTATCGCCCCACAATCTAACGACGTTGTTTCTGCTTTAACTCAAGTAGCAGAAATCGCTAACGACCACTTGAAGATTACCGCCATCGCTGATAAGACAGCATCTGGTGACCTACGTGGTGGATACAATTATCAGTTCACATCTAGTCGCTCATAATGCTTACCAAGCCAAAGTTATCATCTCTGGTAGCGTCACAGCTACCTGAATTCGTAAGATCAGATTATCCTGCGTTTGTATCATTCTTACAAGCGTATTATGACTATCTTGGAACAACTCAGCAGGACTTAGAAGATCTTCGAGATCTAGACAAGACCTTAGACTCATTCATTCGATATTTTAAAGATGAGCTGGCATCTAAATTACCTTACACTGCGGTAGAACCTCGCTTCTTGATGGAACACATCAAAGAGCATTATGGTGCTAAAGGTTCTGAGGCTTCGTTTAAACTATTATTCCGTATTCTGTTTAATAAAGAAGTTACAGTTGAGTATCCTGCCAAGCAAATGCTTCGTGCATCAGATGGTAAGTGGAATCAAGACGTTTCTGTATTCATTAAGATTCTTACTGGTCACCCAAATGACCCTATCGGTAAGCTAGTCGACGTTGTTACACCAAACAAGATTATTCGTGTTCTGGTTGATCGTCGACAATATGTTGAAGTTGAAATTGACCGTGTAGTCAAGATCTCAGACAACGTGTATGAATATTATATCGATCGTCGATTTTTTGGTAATATCTCTGTCGGTGACAGACTTCGTTACCGTGATGATGTAGCAGGTATTTACTTTACTGGTGAAATTCTAGCCACAACTTCTCAACTCGAGATTCAGAAACCTGGATCTGGATTTAAGGTTGGTGACCTATACAACATTAAGAACTTTGATGGATACGGTTCCATCATGAAGATCTCCCGTGTAGATTCCAATGGTGGTATCGCACAAGGTCAATTCATTAAGTATGGTGTTGGTTATACAACTGACTTTACTACTACAATTTCTGCCAAATCTGGACAAGACGTTTCTGGAACAGCTGGTACAGTTATCCAGCGCATTGACACACCACAAGTTGGCGGTGGAGTTTTATCCACACTAAGCATTAGCGAAAGATTAGATGGCTTCGCTGAATCAGGTACCATCAACACAGCAGACTATAATATGGCTGGCGTTGGTGAGACTGGTGGTCCAGCATTGGATGGAACATTTGCTGGTCTTGTTATGCGTGAGTTTGGTATCTCTAGCGTCGACTCTACAGTAACAAATAACGATCCATCCATTATTAAATGCTCTCTTGGTCCATTAGCCAAATATCCAGGTTACTACGTCACTAACGATGGGTTCTTGGATGATGCTATTTACATCCAAGACAGCCGTTACTATCAAGCGTACTCTTATGTCATTAAGATTGACGAGGCTCTCGACTCATATAAAACTGCAGTTAAGAACTTGATCCACCCTTCTGGTATGGCCATCTTCGGTGAATACGATATCCGCAACGAATTTGACATCAGTGAAACTCTTGAATCTTTAGTTAAGATTTTGGCTGTTACCGTTCAGGATGAGGTCACGCTTACCAATTTAACTGAAATCAAAGAATTTGGTAAATATTTTGATGATCAGACTGCCAACTTTGACGGTGAAGTTGAAGGTCATTATGTAACAATGGTTGAGACTGGATTGACTCTGGATGGTTCCAGAACAATGCCATATCTAACATTGGCTAAACCTATCGATGGGACTAATCTAAACTTTGATGGTATTGCCGAACCGCAACAGGTCTCTCTAGCCGACGGTGGAGATGTCACAGATTCTACAAGAACGATGCCGTTCTTCGACACAGTTAAGACTCTAGCAGTAAACCATTATATTAATGATGGCGTCACACAAGATTCAGAATCAGTCTTTACATTAGATGAGACTGGATCTGGTAGTTCTAGAACTGTGCCATATTTCGATCAAACAAAACTTCTAGATTCAACACATTTAAACTATGACTTAGCTTATGATAGTGAAACAACTACTATGGTTGAACAAGCTATCGGCTATGTTGGTGGTGGAACTAGAATCGGTGCTGATATTTTCGATTTTAGCAAGTTATTATCTGGTGGTCATTATTTAACTGATGGTACTACACAAGATGCTGAGCAAGTTATTATTGGAGATACTGATGCCACAAGCGTCAGCGACCTAAATAGAACGACACCAGCATTTGTTTACACAACCACTATTGACCCAACATACTATAGTGGAAACGATGATGCTGCAGCCACAGATTCAGGTGGTCTTATCGATATTAACCCTTACGGAGAAGCTGGCTTCTTCTTGAATGATGGTGGTTTATACGTAGGTAACGCTGTCGAATTCACTGGTTAACCCAATTACTCATAGGAGAATTTTATGGAATTTAAACAACAAGAAGATTTATTAGCAACTGGCCAAGTTCTTATCCAACTTTTGGACGCTGATGGTAATGTCAAAGAAGAACACAAGGTTAAGAACCTAGTTGTTTCTGCAGGTAAGACTTATATTGCTGCACGTATGCAAGGCTCATCTATCCCAACAGTTATGGGTTACATGGCTATTGGTACAGGTACTGCAACTCCAGCTGTGGCTAACACCACTCTAGGTGTTGAAGCTGGTCGTGTAGCATTAGCATCTTTCTCTTCATCATCTAACCAAGTTACTGCTACAGCTACGTTCCCAGCTGGTACAGGTACTGGTGCTATCACTGAAGCTGGTATTTTCAATGCCAACTCTGCTGGTACAATGCTATGTCGTACAACTTTCCCAGTTGTTAACAAGGCAGCTGGCGACTCTATCGCTATTACTTGGGTTGTTACAGTAAGCTAATCGTTAGGTAAAATTCAATGAGCTCATCTTCTTTACTGAAGTCTCCTCTACACAACTCTATTGCAGAGGCGCTGTTTGATGAGATCCAGAACCGAAATGCACGTTACTACTATTTCTTAGGAAGAACTGTTAATTGGGTGGACGACACAACTCCTCCATATCCAATTGACAGTTTTGATTATGAGTTACAAACACGTAACGAAATGATCACTCTTAAAGAAATTAAGAGTACAGACGTAGCATTCGTCATCCCACGTGTAGACTGGGTTACTGGTCAAATCTGGGATATGTACGATGATCAGTACAGTGATGAAGTTCAAGGTGTTAACCTAATCTCAGGTGGATATGGATATTCTGATCCACCTTCTGTTACAATTTCAGGTGGTGGTGGAACTGGCGCAGTTGCCGTTCCAACATTACTTGATGGTGTCGTAGTTTCTATTGATATGGTTTCTCGTGGTAGAGGTTATACATCTGTTCCTACAGTAGAAATTACTGGTGGTGGTGGAGAAGGTGCAGCAGCTACAGCTTCTATGGCTATCGCATATTCTGGCGCTCAGCGTTTAGAAGACATTAACTGTGTTGTTATGACAGACGAGTACAACGTGTACAAATGTCTAGACAATAACAACAACGCTATTTCTACATACAAACCAATCGGCACTGTTGTAGATCCAGTTATTATGCCAGACGGTTACATGTGGAAATACT